GGTCCGCGGCTGCGCAGAATATCGCTGTCTACGAAGACGTACTGAGGTGCTAGTTGGTAGTTTTCTGAGGAAATAGCGCAGACGATGAATTGACAGATGGGGAGTACTAACAAGAAGCCACACAACTCAGGCCGAAAGCGTGACCCGAATCTGTTGACCAGGCCGGAGCTCGCGGAGGCTTTTGGTGTCATTCCGGGAACCATCACCAGATGGGAACGCGACGGCATGCCGGTCGCCAAGCGCTTCACGCGCGGCCGGGCGTCGCTGTTTGACCTCCAGGCGGTCAAAGCGTGGCGCGACGCGGTGGACGCGAAGGCCGAGGCGGAGCAGCTTTCCCTGACCGATGAGCGGGCCAAGCTCGCGCAGAAGCAACGGGAAAAAATCGAACTCGAGCTCGCGGTCCGCCGGGGTGAGCTCGTGCTCCGCGACCAGGTCATTCGTGAAGTCGACGCCTTCGCGAAGGGCGTCACGGCGAAGCTGCGGTCGCTGGCGCGCCGAGCAGCGCAGGCCGGCATTATCCAGCCTGATCAGGTCGCCGGGCTTGAATCGCTCTGTCGGGAGATGCAGGAGGAGATCAGTCGCTGGAAAACGATCGCGCACACGCAGGGGAAGCGCGGATCGCGTCGAAAGGATCAGGCGCCCGCATGACACCGTGCCTCATCCCCGATTTTGCCAAGGCGTTCGTGCCTCCGCCGTTGTTTACGGTGAGCGAGTGGGCCGACAGGCACCGGTTCCTCCCTGAGACCAGCGCCGCGCGCGGGAGCCGATGGCGGACCGCGCACACGCCCTACCTGCGCGGGATCATGGACGCCGTGCACGAGCCAGGCGTTCGGAAGATCGCGGTGATGAAGGCGGCGCAGTGTGGCGGGTCCGAGGCGCTGCACAACATCCTCGGGTATTTCATCGCGTACGACCCGTGTCCGATGCTGTTCGTGCACCCGACGGTCGAGGTGGCCCAGGAGTGGTCGAAGGAACGGCTCGCCGACATGATCCGGTCGACGCCGGCGCTCAGCGACGTGGTTCGTGACAAAAAGGGATCGCGGTCTTCGCTCGACGGCGAAAGCACGTTGGCTTACAAGGTGTTCGCCGGGGGCTTCCTCGCGCTCGGCGGCGCCAACACCCCCAACACCTTCGCGCGTCGCGCCGCGAGACTCGCGTTCGGGGATGACGTCGATCGATTTCCAGCCGTGGTCGGGGAGGAAGGCGATCCGGCTGACCTCCTCGAAAACCGCACGCGGACGTTTCTCGACGGGTTGACGCTGTTTTGCTCGACGCCGACGCTGGCGAAGGGTCGGATCGACACCCTGTTCCAGCGTAGCGACCAGCGGCGGTACTTTCTCGCGTGTCCCGGCTGCGGTCACGAAGACTACGTCACCTGGAACGACCCCGCGCACTTCCGCGTGACCTACGACGACACGACCTTTGCGCTCTCGGCGAGGCTCGTGTGTCCGATCTGCGCGGCCACGCACGACGAGCCCGCGCGCCGCGCGATGGTCGCCGCCGGCGGCTGGCGCTCCACGGCGGTCGCGGCGGAGGCTGGACTGATCGGGTTTCACCTCCCCGCGATGGTGTCGACGCTCGGCGACGTCACGCTCGAGCGGCTCGTCGAAAAGTGGCTGGCCGCCAGGGAGCGTGGCAAGGAAAGCCTGCGCGTCTTTATCAACACGGCCCTCGCGGAAGGCTGGGAGGATCGCGGAGCTCGCATGAATCCCCACGCATTGTCGGGCCGGAAGGAGGACTACGGCGAGGGCATCGAGGTTCCGGCTGGCGCCGTGGCGTTGACGGCTGGCGTCGACGTCCAGGACAACCGGTTCGAGCTCATGGTGCAGGCGTGGGGGCTGGCCGGCGAGCGGTGGGTGGTCGACTGGCGCACCATCCCAGGGAACCCGAAACTACCCGAAACGCGCGAGGCGCTCTGGCAGGCCCTGCAGCGCAAGTACACCCATGCGTGCGGACTGCTGCTGCCGATTCACGCGACGTGCGTCGACACTGGATTCGCGACCGACGAGATGTACGACTTCGTGCTCGCGCACCAGTCGCGAAACATCTACGCGACGAAGGGGTTTGCCGGGCGCACAGGGGATCCCATCGTCGGTAAGCCGGCTGGGAAGACCTACGGCAAGGGTGGGCGGCCGGTGCAGCTCTATCCGGTGAACGTCGACGACGCGAAGGGCGACATCATGGAGGCGCTCGCGATCGCGGTGGTCGGACCGGGCTATCTGCACTTCTCAGCGCGGCTCGACACGATCGACGACGAGTTCTTCGCGCAGCTCTGCGCCGAGCACCGAGAGACGCGGTACAACAAAGCCGGCGTCGCGACCCATATCGTCTGGGTGCAGGATCGGGATCGCAACGAAGCGCTCGACTGCGCCGTGCTCTGCCTCGCCGCCTTCAAGCGGCTCAATCCGAACATCCGACAGATGCTCGAATCCCTGACGGCGGCCGTGGTGGCTTCGCAGGCGCCGCCGAAGGTGACCGATCCGCGGCCCGCCCTGCCGTCGCCGACGCCGCAGCCGGCCGGACGGCGCACCTCGCGGAGTGGGTATCTCGGCGGCGGTGGTCGATGATGAACTACGACCCGGATGTCTGCTACGTGTGCGGGCAGCCTGGCCGCGTCGTCGATTCGCGCCGGGCGTTCGGCTATCGGCGCCGGCGGCACCAGTGCGTCACCGGGTGTTGTGAGACAGACGGGGCGAGACGCGGACAGCCGCGGCGATGGACGACCTATCAGAGTCGCGTGGATGTGCGGCGCACGATCCGCAAGTGGTTGAAGGAAGCGACGACCTGACGACGCCACTACCCTGATAGTGGTTTTGATCCGCGCGCGCGCGCATCGTGCGAGACTCCGCGCGCCGTGGCCAACAAAACACCTTCGACGACTGGCGACGCGGATACTAAGGGCTGGGCTGTGCCGCCGACGCCGTACCCGCATGTCATGGACGAGATGACGACGCTCGGCTGCGTGCTGGCTGGCGCCAGCCTGGCGCGGTACGGCGACGGTGAGTTCCGGCTCTGCGAAGGACTACCCGCGAAAGCGCAGAGCGTCGATCGTACGCTCAGTCAACGGCTCCGAGACATCCTGCGATTTTCAGGGGATTGCCACGTCGGCATTCCCAACCTGCACAGCGAGACGCCGAAAGAGCCATTCTGGCGGCCTTACCTGCACCGAGCGCCGACGTTCCTCGTGGAGCGAATGTACTCGTCGGCGTTCATTACGCGGCCGGATTCGGCCCCCTGGATTGACACGCCCGAATACTGGGAGGCGATCGAGGCGATCTGGCGCGATCAGGACGTGACGATCGTCAGTGGTGGCCGGCATGGGTTGCGCGCACCCGATCTGATCGGCGCACGCTCGGTCCGCATGATCGACGCGCCATCAACAGATGCCTGGGTACGCTACGACGATCTGCTCGATCAGATCGGGCGACCGGCGAAGGTGTTGCTGTGTCTCGGGCCAACCGCGACGGTGATGGCGGTCGATCTCTGCGCGATGGGCGTGCAGGCGATTGATCTGGGCCACCTCGGACTGTTTCTCCGCAAGCACAGGAGCGGCGAGCCGATGATCCGCACGGAGGCGGACAGGGTCCAATGACCGCCACGGCCACCTGGACTGCGCCGCCGATCTGGTCTGTCCCGCGCGAGTGGGAGGGCGAGCGCGCGTGCGTGATCTGCGGCGGCGAGAGCATCCGTGCGCAACGCGATCTGATCGGACAGATCACGGGCCGGATCATCGCGGTGAAACATGGCGTCTTGCTGCGCCCTGATGCTGACGTGTTGTTCTTCGCCGGCGAGCGGCCAGCAGACATCGCCCCTCCCCTGCTGGCCGCGTTTCGTGGGCGACACATCGTGGTGCGCGGGCGCGGGCATCGGGTGTTTCCGCCGGAATCGAAGCGCGTCTGGCGGACCTCGTCACATCAGCAGTGGTCGACCGATCCGACGATGGTGGCGGGTTACGACGCGGGCACCAGTGCCATCAACGTGGCGATGCTGTTCGGCGCGACCGAGATCGTCCTGCTCGGCTACGACATGACGGGCGGACGTTGGTTCAACGGCGAGATCGATCACTACCTGCCGCAGCCGCCCGAACGCGATTTTCAGATCCACATGT